AGATGTGGGTCGTACAACAGGCACGTTTCTAACGCCTGGTTTTCGTCCATTGTTTCTTCGTCCATCATTTTCTTTGACATATTTATATTGTTTTGGTTTCCTTCCCATACTTATTATATATATAACTGATTGCAGACCAAACTGCATCACTTATCTCTTTCTTATTATATATTTTGGTTCCGATTTTCTTAATCCCATCTTTTTCAACAGCAATCTTAAATTGTGTACAAACAGGACTACAATCCCCAACAGACTCCCTATAAATCCTATAACCGTTATCAATACACCACCTAGCATGGCTTTGATTGTAACCTGTATTATATTTACCAAGTTTCCATTTTTTGTTGTACTCATCAATTTGTTGTGGTGACCTCTTCCTTCTCATACTCCGCCAATTTGTCTTTTGTAATAAGATATAATTCTTTCATGTTTTCATACTTGTCTCTCCAAAAGTCAGACTCATTAGGAAATTCATCGCTATTCTTTATGTTGTCAAGAAGTTTTTTACATTCAAAATATACATTCAGCATATTATCACTATACCTTTCTATAACCTCAAAGACTTTCATCCCGTGTATAACAGATGCGTGGTCCTTCTTAACAACTTGACCTATATCTTTAAAGGTGTGATGGGTGAATTCTTTTGCTAGTTTATAATAGATAGCTCTACCATAAACATAATTCCTCTGTCTTATTGGAGAACCTATACCTATCTGGAGTTTCCTAGAAACCATTCCTTTAATCCCTTGTAATGTAATTTTATTCATATTTATCTTTTAAGTTTAATATTTCTTTTTGTATTTCGCTATACTTTTTGTCTTTTGCAAACTCTATAGCTTTTTTAATTCCTGCACAAAACTCATACATTTCATTATGTTCATATAAATTAATGTCTTCTTTTACTTCTTCTAATGGAACACCCATTAAAATATCGAGCAGAGCCAAGTAGTATGCATATTCTATTTTATATTCATAATCATTAGAGAGTACCTCTTCTAACAAACTCATCCAGGTCTTTTGTTTTTCTTATAAAATATTCTTCGTAATCTTTACAAACCCTTTGTAATTTACGACCAGCTTTTTCCATTGTTTCAGGACTACAATCATATATACCTATCTCACCAGTTCCCTTTTCTATTACTAAAAAAGTAAACTCTTGTACGTTAAATAGTTTTGAATATATATAACATTGCATATCGTAGTGCCAAACATTTTTAGCTGTCCACAACCATCCATCTAATTTAGATGTTGTCTTTAAATCTATAACGTGATTGTCTTTTAAATAATCAGCTTTACCTCGAAAAGGAAAACCGAAAAGTTCACCAATCATAGGAACTTCTGGGCTTCCTCCTCGTAGTAATTCACTTGCTTCTGTATTCTTGTATAATGTGTTTAAGAGTAATTTAAATTGACTATACTCTTTTTGCAACATTATTTCTTTACCAGGATTCTCTGCAGCAAACTCTTTAAATTTATTTGTGCTTCTTGTAGATGAATCAATAAACATATAGTTCTCATCTATCTTCTCTGGTTCTAACGCCAAAACATGAAAGAACCTACCATCTCTTAATGCTGCTACATTACTGTTATCTTCTGTTAATGACTTCTTATATTTTTTAGGAGAGTCTAATAGTTTTTTAGCTGATGATGATGATAAAGCGTTCTTACCTAAATATCCATAGTAAAATTCATCGTCATACATTCTGGATATAATTTCTTTCTTATTCCATAACTTACCGTCTAATAATGTTATTGTGTTATCCATAATTAAGTCTAATATTATTGCATCCAATTTTGTAAATATCTATTTTCTATTTCCCAAGTATCAGCTAACAAAGTAAAATAAGAACCATCTGTTCTATACCTTTTAGTTCCAACAGGATAAAAATTACCTTTCTCTTTTAAATTACTTTTAGTCGTCCAACCACAAATAGTTATGTTTTTTGTTTTAGTGTTTATAGAGCAAAAGACAAAACCATCTGATTGAAATTTCATTTGTACATCAAAAACATTATTGACAAAATATTCTCTTGGTTCTACTTTTCTCTCCATAGTTTTTACATCAAGTTTATAATCATTCCATTCAATATCATACCCACCATCAAAACCATCTGCAGTTAATAAAGATACACCTAAATAATCTCTTATACAATTTTCTCCTAGTATTCCTATAAATTGGTTTCTTGTACTTCCATCAAAAAACCCTCTATTACCAAAATTATTATTTGCTATCAATTCTTTTGTATAATCAATTAAATCCTCTTTGATAAGAAATGATTTCATTTATCTAATTTATATATATTAGGTCTGTTTAAAACGTCCCATAAACTACCTGAACTTGAAATATTAAATTTTTTCATTGTCTTTTTATAAGACTTGACTTTGTTGTGATACTTCCTAACCTCATCAACATCATATTTTGCTATCTTTCTTGATGCGTTTATTGCATACTTTATTCTATCTTCTTTTGGTATATCAAGTAAATTATCTCTATTATTTCCTATTCTAATATTATCACAAGAATTATCTGTCTTAATGCCGTTTAAATGTCTAACCACAATACCAGGACAATATATTGCTTCTCCATACTTTTGATATGCTTGTAATCTTGATACAAGAAACCTTTTATATTTTCCTTCTTTATTTGGTCCAAATCTTATTTTATGAATTAAATAACCATTTGAACTATAATATCCAACTTTTTTTCCTTCTGGATTAATCATATCACCATCAAAGGTAACTCTGTAACCTTTTTCGTATGCGTATTTTTCGTTTCTACTAAACATATTATTTATTTTTTTCTATATATTTTTGTAGGTTAGCTAATGCTCTCCAAGCTACTTTAGCATCGTGTGGCATACCATCATCGTCTAAAGTTCCACAGTCAACTAAATGTCTAGCAAGTGCATCTAATTCATCAGTAGATTTATTCCTGTCCCAATGCAAAGGTTTGTCTGGGTGATGTTGTTGATTTCCTATATAACTAACTTGTGCTACCATCTTAATAGCATCAGGAAAATACCTTATAACACCAGAATAAACTGGTATTTCTTTTCTTAATTGATGTTTACTCTTTTTCATTATTAAACAAATATAATTGATTTTTATTTATATCATTAAATCTATACAGACTATTTTCAGCAGCAGTGACCCATTCTAAATTATTTCTATGGTTATGTTGAGGGTTTCCGTCTATATGATGAACATGTGTATAAAACATTCTGTCTATATTATCTATAAAAGTGCAAGCTACTATTTTATGGACATAAAAGTTTTTTTTATATCCTTTTTTATAAATAAATTCTTTTTTTATAGTATCATTACATATTCCAACTTGCAAATAATTACCTCTGTTAGGGTTTGCAAACGGCTTTAAATATTTCTCTGATTTTACTGAATAAATCTTACCTTCTATGTTTACCAAATAATCTTCAAAAACTAAAATATCTCTATCTTGCTGTCTCCAGTATTTAATCGGAACAAACTCATCAACATCATTAGTAAACATATTTATCTGATTCAAAACTTACATTTCTTACACTTCCAAAATTCCCCTAATTTGTTTAATGTATAAACTAAATCTACAGGCTTATCAAGTTCTTTCCATTTATTAACTTTATCCCATAGATGAGTTACCTTACACTGTTCAAGAGGAACGTCTTTTTTATCGTCTTTAAAATCATGAGACACTTTTAATATTGCTGCATCTTTTCCAAGATTAGCACACCAAGCAGCCGCAATGCGTTCAAGAAGTAATCTTTGACCAGTAGGAATATAAGCATCTTTATATTTTACTTCCATTAGAATTAAATATTTATTATCAAATTCAAGTACTGCATCAATATCTGATGGATGTAGCTTTCCATTCTGTATACCAGTAAAATCTAATACCTGTCTAATTCTATCACTATTTTTTATAAGACTACTCATATTTATCAAATAAAGATTTTAGTTTTTGTAATTTACCAGCGAAACAAGAACTACAACTGGTCATCTTATCATTATAATTAAATACTCTATTATATATAGCTAAAATTTCTTGTTGTTCTTGTGCAGTAAC